TAAACAACTTAGAAGATGGCGAGTCAGAAAGCGATTGGCCTAATCATTTTGTCATTGTTAACGTGGATTGTAGCTATACTGATGTTGAGCATTTACTAGAAGCCGATGAAGATGGAGCTAGGTTAAGATATATTGCTGAGCAGGATAAATTATCGCCACACTATAATGACCTGCTTACTTATGGCGAATGCACACCAACCCTTGATTATTTACTATCCCAAGTAAGGCTCAAATAATGCCTCAAAATGCCATAATTAGAGCTGACGGAACAGGTGATTACACAAGTTTGTTTGCGTGGGAGGCTGCTGAGCAAGGTTCTAACTATGGCTCTAGAACAATAGGGCGTGTCGATGGTTTTTTTGATAACGGCTCTACACAGTTTGATTTATCCGGCTGGCCTAATGGGTTAGGGCTTGAGCCATTTGATCCCAATGACGGGTTCGACGGAACAGAAAGAAAGCTTTGCGGTATGACTTCTACCGCATCAATAACCTTTAGAACAAGAGCTATCGATTATAAAATAACTGGTCTTGAAATATACAATACTGGTACTGGGGTTGCCGTATGGTCAACCTCCACCCCTACAGGTATTGACGCTGAAGACTGCTTATTTAAATCGGAAAACGCTAATGACGCTGTTGTACCATCATCCTCAATTACACCTGGTTACACCAATTGTGTTCTGGTGGCCCCTCGTGGATATCGGGCACCTGTCAATTTAAACAAATGCTCTATTTTTGCAAATAGCACCTCAACCGTTGGTACATCCTCTTCCGCTGGTATTATTAATGACTCTGTAACAGTTAATGAATTAACCGGTATATGTTATAGGCCAACAATTACACAAAGCAACAATGCAGCAACAGATTCTACAGCGGACTCTTTTGACAATATCGTAGTAGGGGACGAATTTGAAAGCTCAACACCGCTTACCTCAGGCGATTACAGGATAAAATCAGGCGGCACACTAGCGACTAATGGTGTTGGTGCTTTTATACAAGGTGGCGGCGGCGGGTTATCAATAATTGGTAAAACATCAACGTTTACATACCAAAGCATAAATGGAGGTGTGCAGTTAACCGGGCAAATTGACATAACAGGTCAAACGTCAACTTATGTTTACAACTCTATTGATGGCTCAGTAAATCTTACCGGCAATATAGAAATATCAGGTTTAACCTCCACTTACCAATATCAATCAGTAGATGGTAATGTAAACCTAACGGGCGATTTATTAATACAAGGCCAAACCTCATCTTATGTTTACCAATCCGTTAATGCCTCTGTTACTCTTACTGGTAATATTGAGGTTATAGGTTCAATATCTAATGTTAACTACCAAGCCATAAATGCAACGGTAGAAATTGGATCCCAGTTAAACATAATCGGCCAAACCTCAACATTCAATTATCAGTCTATTGACGCAACGGTAACGCTTCAAGGTGACATAGATATTGTAGGGCAAACCAGTAACTACAATTTCCAATCTGTCAATGCTACAATAAGACTATCAAGCGGCCGACAAATCAACGTAAGTAACGTAATGGTTTCATACGCTGATGATGGAATACAAGCAAGCTATGCTGATGACAGCATTCAAATTAACTATGCCGATGACGGTATTAATATATTTTATGGGTAAAACAAAATGGCAGCAGGCGACTCAAAAAACTTCAATGACTTCGGGCTTAAAATCTTCCAAGGTGATTATAACGACGCTGATACATTAACACTGGCTTTTGTATCTAACACGTATTCAAGTATAAGCTCTGATTTAAGCAATCCAAACCTATCAAGCGTAACTGTGACAAGTGGTGGTAATGTAAACGCAGCTTATAATCTAGCTAACGTAACGGTATCGCGCACAGCGGCAGTAACAAGCTTTGCAGCGGATAACATTCCAGTAATAAGCTCGGACGCATCTAATCCAACTGATGTACGCTGTGCTGTAATCTATAACAACACAAGCGCTTCTGATGACTTGTATAAGATTTATGATTTAACTATAGATGGCAGTACAGCATTAGACTTGGTTAATAATGATTTAACATTCACATTTAACGGTGGACAGTTAATCACCGCTACCAATACGAGCACATAATGACAGCAACTAACCTAATTATAAAAAACAGTAACAACCCAGTTCTGATTAATATAACTGGGTTAACTGACGAATCTAATAACCCTATAACACTAAATGACTTTGACAACATCATATGTACATTTAAAGGGGATACTAGAACACTTATAGACAATCCTAACGATGTTATTATTAACACACCTACACAGTTAAGACTTGAATATCAAGACACTACTGAGATATCTTCTGGTTATTGGGTTATAAAGTTAGTTAATGGCGATTACCCAGATGGATTAGTGGTGACAAGCCAATGTAAAGGAAACCTGCAAGAAACAAAGATATGCTAACAATAATAAAGTAGTAATCATTGCCCGTTAATAGCGGGCTTTTTTATTTGTAAACAATTCCATACAAAATTAGCATTGGCCGCCTTTTGTGTTATTATGTAACCTATTATTAACACTTAGTTACTGGGTAACTAACACTAAAGGCAGGGCTGATAGTGAGTGCTAAAAACAAGGGTGGAAGACCCACAAAATACACCATTGCTGTAGGTGATGAGATATGCCAAAGGTTAGCAGAGGGCGAGAGCCTTAACAGAATATGTAGGGATGAGCATATTCCAGCAAGGTCAAATGTTCTTAAGTGGATACTAGCCACAGAGAATAATTTGTACGACAAGTTTCGAGACAACTACACAAAAGCTAGGGAGTGTCAATATCAGTGTATGGCTGATGATATAATGGATATAGCTGACAATGGCACCAATGATTACATGGAAAGAGAAGATCCGGATAATCCTGGTTATGCTGTTAATGGTGAGGCTCTAGGAAGGAGTCGATTAAGAGTTGATACTCGCAAATGGTTTATGTCTAAGGTCTTGCCTAAATTCAAAGATAAACCAGAAGAAGAAAAGCAAGAATCAAAACCAATCAATGTAACATTTAGACTTCCCACAGAAGAAGAAGTAAAAGCAGTTAAACAAGATGACTGATGTTTTACTAACCGAACCTCAATTAAAATTCGTATCAAGCCAAGATAAGAATCCGGCTTTAATAGGCGGTTTAGGCTCGGGCAAGTCAAGAGCTGGAACAATGCGTTTGTTATCACGTAGATTGCAATATCCTGGCTCTAATGGTGCTTACTATATGCCAACCTTTGACTTGTTAAAGTTGAGGGCTTTACCGGGTTTTATAGAAGACTTGGAAATGCTAGGTCTTAATTACTCAATCAATAAATCAGATATGAGAATTGACATAATTGGCTATGGTTTCATTATATTAAGAAGTTACGACAACCCGGTTCGTATAGTTGGTTATGAGGTTGCTGATTCTATAGTTGATGAATTAGACACATTACCTATAGAAAAGGCTGAGTTCGTATTCAGGAAGATAACAGAAAGAAATCGCCAAAAGGTCAAAGGCACACCAAATACAATTGGATGCGTTACCACCCCAGACCAAGGTTTTAATGGCATTGTTTACAAGAAGTGGGTTAAAGATGCCAAAGAGGGCTATAAATTAATAAAAGCCCCTACACACTCCAATCCTTACTTACCTAGTGATTACATAGAACAAATTAGGGCCAACTATGATCCACTGTTAGCTGATATGTACATCGAAGGGGAATTCGTTAACCTGTCATCAAATAAAGTTTACCACTTCTTTGATAGGGTTAAATGTCATAGTGACAGAGTGTTAACAGAAACAGATAGAGATATACACGTATCAATAGATTTTAATGTCGGTGGTTGTTGTGCAACTGTTAACGTGCTGGAAAAAGGTTTACCTATTGCTGTAGATGAGTTCTCATCAAATAGCACGTATGACTTTATAGACAACTTAAGTGTAATGTTTCCAGATTGTACTGTTACAGTATACCCTGATGCTAGCGGGGATAATGATTCTACTAATGCTAGTAAATCTGATATACAATTAATAAAACAAGCGGGTTTTAGGGTTAAGACAAAAAAGGCAAACCCTTTGATTAGAAATAGGGTTAATGCTGTTAACAAGGGTTTCTCTCATAGGCAATTTAAAGTAAACACTGATAAGTGTCCAAACTTAACTCACGCTTTAGAGAATCAAGGGTATGACAAAAACGGTAAACCGGAGAAGTTTAACGAACATCCGGCCGTTGATGATTGGGTTGATTCTTACGGGTACTTTATAAACATGAGATACCCAATAAATAAACCAGTTATAAATAGCAATGTAGGTTTTGCAATATGAATATTTTTGATGCTTCGGTACAGGTTCCGAAAGAAGATTACAGCGAATACTTAGAGGTCTGGGATCAAGTTGATAACTTTGTTAAGGGCGCTAAGTGGGTTAAATCTGAGGGTGAAACCTACTTGCCAAAACCGAATCCTATGGATAAATCACAAGCCAATACTAAGCGCTATGATCAATATAAGTTCAGGGCGTTGTTTATGAACGCTACAGGTAGAACTTTGGATGCTATGGTTGGTATGGTATTTAGTAAACCCCCTAAAATAGAATTACCTACAGACTTACAATATCTAGAAACTGATGCAGACGGTAATGGCTTAAACTTAGATCAACATATCCAATCTACACTCTCTGAAGATTGCAAAAAAGGGCGTGTTGGCTTATTGGTGGATCACCCTAGCGTTGATTCTGCCGTTACAGCTGTCGACAGGCAAAATGGGGTAAGGCCATACATTGCTACCTATACAGCGCAAAATATTATTAACTGGCGATACAAAAAATATGGCGCGGTGAATAAACTATCTCTTATTGTACTCAGAGAAAAAACAGATTCATATAACAACTACGAAACCGAATTAAACTATCAATATCGCGTATTATGGCTTGATGATGACGGTTATTACAATCAATCTGTAATGTCTGTAAGAAAAAACAAAAACGACAAACTTGAGGTTGGTGAGATTAGCGACAACCAACCAACTGACGCTAATGGTAATAGATTTACGGAAATTCCATTTAGGTTTATAGGCTCCAAAAACAACGACTTCACAATTGACACGCCACCTTTGTATGATATTAGTGAAGTAAATAAAACACACTACCAAAACAGTGCAGACAACCAAGAATCTAGCTTTTTAGTTGGGCAGCCTACGTTGTTTATATACACAAGCAAAACCGAGTCTGAGTTAAAAGAATTAAATTCTGGCTGTGGTATACAGTTTGGTTCTCGCGGTGGTCAGATATTAGAAGAGAATGATAAGGCTGAATTACTGCAAGCAGAGCCTAATAACCTTCCTAAAGAAAACATGAAGGATGCTGAGGCTATGATGGCACAATTAGGAGCTAGGTTAATATTTTCAGGTCAACAACAAACAGCCGAGGCGGCTAGAATTAATTACGGCGCTGAAACCGCACAACTTACAACGATAGTTAGAAATGTCGAATCTGGATACCAAGATTGTATTAGATGGTGCTCTATGTTCGCGAATGGTAACGAAAACCCTGATTTTGTAATAGAGTTAAACGATAACTTCTTCCATGAAAAGCTGACAGCACAAGATATAACAGCGTGGCTGTCAATGTATCAGCAAGGCGTAATAGGTATAGAGCAATTCCTTGATAAGTTAAGAGCTTCTGGTGAAATAGATGAAACAGTTACCAACCAAGACATTATCGAGCAGTCAGAAAATCAAGAGCCCAGTGTTTAATGGATGCCTTAACAGAAGCAGAATTAAGTCATGAAGTTTACTTAAACAGGCTAAGTAAACAATACGGCAATATGTTTGATGACATAGAGCCTGAGTTGCTTAGGCTTTTCAGATTGGCTTATAGTGAATTTGACTCCATAGACACAAGGGCTGACGTTAACGCGCTGAATGAAAGAATAGAGGAGTTAATTCAACCTGTGCTTGATGAGTTCATAGAGGAGCAGGAAGAAGCTATAGAGGAACTCGCCAAAGAAGAGGTTGAGTTTCAAGCTGAGCTATTAAGAAGTATAGGCATCAGCATAACAGCGCAATCCGTAGCGCAAGCCGTAGCTCTAGCTATGACGAAATACAGGACTACATTAATTGTTATTAATGAGGAAGGTCAAGATATAAAAAAGCGCCTATCTGGTTATGGCAAGAATACTATATCCCAGATTAAAGATATAAACCTTGGGGCATATACAAGAAAAGAGCAAATCGACGATGTTAGACGGCAGGTAACTGGTACGGCAACCAATAGATATACGGATGGATATCTGGCAAAGATGAAAAGGAATGCTCAATCTCTAATAACAACAGCAAGGAAGCACCAGGAAATACAAGCCAAGATAGTAACATTTAAAAGAATGAGCTCAGACGGTTATGTTTTGACTGCCGTTTTAGATAGTAGAACCTCAGACATTTGCTTGGGGTGGAATGGTACTGTTATATTATGGTCTGGTAATTACTTCCCTTTCCCGCCGTTTCATTATAACTGCAGAACAACAATAGTGCCTTATTTTAGAGGCAGAACCGAGATACCAGAGGGTGGGTTTAAGTGGCTAAAGAAGCAGTCAAAACAATTTCAAGATGATTTACTAGGCCCAACTAGAGGAAGGTTATTAAGAAACTCAGGTTTAACGCCAGAGGAGTACAGGAAAGCATCAAGGGATAATCAAAACGATCCAATAACAATCGATGAAATGAAAAAGAAAAACAAGGCAATCGCTGATTATTTGCAACGCAAAGAACAAGGTGTATAATTAAGTTTACAGTCTGGGACTGTTCCATATAAATAGCTAGGGGCTAAATATGTTTGATGATATAGAGGGTCTAACGGAAGACCAACAAAAGGCAATAACAGCTAAGTTTGACAATGCGCTATCGACTAAAGTTGATGAGCAAGTTGCTGGTTTAAAAGGTAAGGTTGACGAGTTGCTTACCGAAAAGAAAGCGATGCAAGAAAAAGCTGAGCAGGAAAAGACTGCCGCTCAATTGGCTTCGGAAGAGGCTGCTAGAAAAGCTGGGGATGTTGAAGCTATAGACAAAAGCTGGCAAGAAAAGTATACAAAGCTAGAGAGTGAGAAAGGTGACTCTTTAGCTAGTGCGAATAAATTAATACACGACTTAACAGTTGGTCAAGCTGCGACAAAATTAGCGGCTGAGCTTGGCGGTAGTAACGCTGATGGCTTAATGCCTCACATATTGCCAAGACTTGACGTTGATACGTCAACTGGTGCTGTTAAGGTTTTAGATAAAGATGGTCAAGCAAGCGCATTGACTATTGATGAATTAAAGGCTGAGTTATCCGATACTGGCTATCTTGCTCCTTTAATTGTTGTCAGTAATGCTGCCGGGGGTGGCGCTAATGGTAACAAGTCTGCTGGCGGGGCTAGCAACTCTAATATGACGGCAGACCAAAAGAGAGCCGCAGAAATTAACAAACGTTTAGGTAGAACATAAAGGTAATAATATGTCATTAAGTGATATGCAGGTTTATAACGACGAGATTGTTGGTAATACGATTGAGTTGTTGGGCCAAAAAATTGATAGTTTTAACGCGGCATCAGGTGGAACAATTCTGCTAAACGCCGCTACTTTCCGTGGTGACTTTTCAAAAGAGTCATTCTTTAATCAAATTGCAAGTGCGAAACGACGAGTTGATCGTTATGGCACTAATGCAGCTCAAGCTGCAACAGCTTTAACTCAAGCCGAATTGGTTGGTGTTAAAGTTGCTGGTGGATTTGGCCCTGTGTTGTTTGAGCCTGCTCAAATGACTTGGTTGCAAGAAGATCCAGGCTCAGCTATTACAGCAATCTCAACAGGTTTTGCTGATGCTTTACTTGCTGACCAGTTAAACACTGCCGTAGGTTGTGGTTTGGCTGCTGTAGAAAACCAAACGGCATTAGTAAATGATGTATCTGGTTCAACTGGTATAACTCAAGTTGCATTAAATGGCTCACACGCAAAGTTCGGCGACATGTCAATGATGCTGAAAGCAGATGTTATGTCTGGTGCAACTTATCACCGTTTAGTGGATGAGGCGTTAAACAACTCTAATCGTCTATTTGAATCAACCAATGTTACTATTGTTGATATTCTTGGTAAGGTTGCGGTTATCTCTGATATTCCAGCGTTAAGCGAGGCAGGTACGCCAAACAAAGATAAGGTATTATCTGTTACTGCTGGTGGTATTATTGTTGATAACTCTAGTGATATTATCTCTAACCTTGAAACTACGAACGGTAAACAGCGCATTGAGACAACATGGCAAGCTGACTATACATTCGGTGTTAAACTTAAAGGTTACGCTTGGGATGTAGCTAACGGCGGTAAGTCTCCTTTAGATGCTGCATTGTTTACTGGCACTAACTGGGACAAAGCTGTTGCAGAAGACAAGCACACACTTGGTACGCTTGCAATTGGTAGTGCAGACGCATAAGGTG